CAGTGCGATCGGAGGCCACCCGATCGGGACCGGCCACGCACGACTACCCGCCTGGACTCAGCGGGGGACTGGCAGTTATCGCCCCCACTTCGGAGGCCTCGCGCGCGCGCGTTGGCGTATCGGGCCGGGTCACGGCTACGGAGGGTAAATCGGGGACCTTGGCGTTCCGGCCCCGTCGGGTGTTGCACGGGACGCAGGAGGCCACGAGGTTCGACCGCTCGAGGGCTAGATCGGGTCGGTCCTCGAGAGGGATGACGTGATCGGCTACCAGCTTTCGCGTTGGCTTGAGACACCAGTGACAGCGGGTCGCACCTTTCCTGACTTCCAGGGAGAGACGACGCCATGCCGATGTCGCGTAGAAGGCGTGGTGTTGTGGCCGGGAGGCGTTGTAGATCGCTGAACGGGTGCGCCGGCAGTCGAAGCAGCGTGGTCCTGGAGAGACGAGCTTCCCGCAGTCGACGCATGCCAAGAGTCGGGTCATCTCGCCACCACTCGCAGGGCGTTGGGACAGCCCTTGCTATGGACGGAGGTCGGCTTCCGGCAGAGCGGGCAGGTAGCCGCGCCAGACGTATCGAGGACGTAAGTCTCGATCGTCTCGCGCGATACCGGCCGGTCCTGTCCGTCTGAGGGACGGACGGCCGGTGTGTCGGACGGGTTCAGCGTCGGTGAAGCATCGCTTCGGCTGCGCTTATCACGGCGCGATTGCCATGACCGGCGACCACCCTCTGCACCGCTTTCCTTGCGCTTCTCACGGCGGTTGAAGGCGGGGATGTACCAGCTCGTCCAAGCCCCGATCGGGAGGCGGGATTCAGCGTCGATGAGGTCGACGGCCTGGAGTGCGGCGCGGCAGTCGTCGGCGGTCCCTTGCCACCATGCCGGAAGGGCGTCGTCCAGGGTCACCCGATCGCCGGCCTCCCATGACTGGAGGACCAGGGCGACGTACAGCGCAACGTAGGTGGCGGTCTGGCCTTCGTCCCGGATCCGACGGGAGAGGGCGATGACCTTGGGATCGTGGAAGAGGCCCACATCGAGGTCGGCGATGGGGAAGCCGTCTTCCCGGTTCATCTTGCGTAGCCATACTGGGTGGGGGTATGCTCGGGACGGAGATCAGTTGACACGAGTGAAGGTCTCCACGACCCCGGACGCCTTGTGGTGGGCAGCCGGGGTCATCTCTTTGGTGGGATGACTTAGGCGGCCTTGGGGGCTCGGCGGCGTTGACGGGCGCGGCTCGAGCGAAGGGCCAGAGTGGCCATGTAGGCCTTCCGGGCATGCTCGGCCCGCTTGGCGCGGATGGCCGGCGGCAGGACGTTCTCAGGGTCGACCTGCTGCTCGAACCGGGCGACGAACGCAGCTGTGCCAGGGGCCGTGTTCGTGCCACCCTGGGCGTGGAGAGCGTGGGCGGCGGCGCGTGCCCGCAGCACCCGTTGCTCGGGGGTAAGAGAAAGGCGGTCCAAAGCACGAACCTCCAAGGCTCATGCACTCGGACCGCCGACGTTCCAGCCGTTCTCCGGTCGTTCCGGAGCGCCTCATTTGTCGAAGGCACGTTCACCGGGAAGTATCCCGACCGATCCCTCTACATTCGCTAGGGATCGCGGACCTATTGCCGGTTAGCGCGTATGTGTCCCGCCCGAAGGTCGGAACCTGATGGCCCGGATTATACCAGCGGGAGCACGGCGCTTACAACCGGTCACCCGGCGACATTGACTTGTAGGCGGCCCGTGCGCGCTCGTCTGCGGCGCTGGCCCCGTAGCGGCCGAGCATCTGGCGCGACTTCCAGCCGGCGAGGCGCATGAGGTCGCCCTCCTGCATCCCGGCCGACAGCATGTCGTGGGCGTAGGTGTGGCGGAAGAGGTGCGGGTGCAGCCCATCGAGGCCCGCCTGACGGCCACGGCGCTTGATGGCCTGTTCGACGCCCGTATCCGTCAGGCGGCCGCGCTGGCCGAGCCACAACCACGGATCGTTGGCGGCCGTGTGCTTGCCCCGGACCCGCAGGTAGCGGTCGAGTGCCTGGGCCGTCTTGCGGCCGAAGGGACAGGACCGGGGCCGTCGGCCTTTGCCGAGGACGATCGCCACGTCATGGTCGAAGTCGACGTCCTCGAGCCGGAGTCCCGCGAGCTCTCCGCGACGCATCCCGGTATCGAGGAAGAGGCGGATGATCGCCGTGTCGCGCCGGTCGTCGAACTCCTGCCCGTTGCACGCGGCGAGGAGCTTCCGGAGGTCGGCCTCGCGGAGGACCGGCGGCGGCTCTTCGGGGACGTGCGGCGGCTTCATGTTGGCCATCGGCGACTCTTTGATCTCGCCCTCGTCGCGCAGCCACTTGAAGAACTGCTGGAGCGACCGGAACCGCTGCGACACGGTAGCCGGTCGCTGGCCACGCTCCTGGAGGTCGATGAGGAACGACTCGAGGTGCTCGCGGCGGATCCCGGCCGGCTTGGTCGGCATCCCGGCAGCGGCGAGGAAGTCGCCGAGCTGGACGATCGCCTTGCTGTAGGTGGTGATCGTCGAGGGTGCCTTGTTCTCGGCGCGCAGGTGGCGGATGAACGAGGCGAGGTCTGGTCCGAGATCGGACCCTACGCTAGAATGGGCGACCGAAGCGGTGGCTTGTGCCATGGCGTTTGCTCCTCTAACTGGCGATCTGAACACTCGACAGTTATACACTGAGTGAGCGGCGTGCACAAGTCCCGTTTCGAGAGCCGGATCAGTTACAGACTCAGTTTGAACACGAAACCGGCTCGAGACTCGTGGCGGAGTAGCTCAGTGGTAGAGCAGGGGACTCATAAGCCGTCCCGTGAGTGCGACGTGCTACTGAGCGTGAGAGTCGCTCCGTAAGTCGTCCAGTTATCGGCTGAGTTCACGAGGCAAAAAGAGACCTCGGTCGGCCCGGACAGGCTGGCCGCCGAAGCGGGATCGCGAGTCCGGGACCGGAGCCGAGGTTGTCAGAGAGTCTACGCGGCGGCGGGACCGATGACGCCGTCCTCCACGAGAAGTCGAAGCGCGTGCAGGGCGATCTTCTCCTCACGCGAGAGCGGGATGGGTGCGCTCAGTTCCAGCCGCGCCGTGATCTCCTGCCGCACCATCTCGCGACACTGGCACGGCTGCGGGTGGCCGCACTTGCCGGCCCTCTCGACTTCCCAGCGCGCCATGATCTCGTCCACGTCGTCGGTCATCGGTCGGCCGCCATGGCCGGATGGATCGCACCCACCCGTACGAGGCCGGCCAGGAGACTGAGTGCCTTGTCTCGGTTGGCTTCGGCGGCGGCTACCGTCTCGGCATCGAGCTCCACGTCCCAGAGTCGCCGCAGATCATCGGCATCCATCGGGCTTGTACCTCCGATTACGACAATGCCCCCTACGACGGCGGTACAAGCGCGCATCACAGGGGGCGAGTTAAGTATTCCATTCGGGAGGCCGTCTTGTACCCGGCTCCGTCACCATGCGCCGCCGACAGGACGTTGGTCAATACCCAACATTTGTCACGGACTGTCCTCGTCCTCCGAGAATGCTTGCTCCAGGAGTGCGGGGGCGGCCGCTTCGAGCTCCTCGGCCGTGATCCCGGCAGCCTCGGCCGTGTCGAGCCCCGCCAGCATCGACCCGAACATCTCGACAACGACCCACGACTCCGTGTTGAACGGACCGTCGAAAGCCTCGGCGATCCGTGTTGCTAGGACGTGGCGGGCCCGCGCGTACTTGCCCGGTAGGAATGCGGTCTCCTGTGCGATCTGCCGCGCCGCATCGCCCATCGACACGCCGGCCTCGAGGAGGTCTGCGTAGCTGTTCATCGAGCGCCAGAGACTCCGATGTTGCCTTGGTTGCGGGAGCCGTTCGGCTGGCCGTATCGCCCGGTGACCTGGATGGTCTTGGTGACGCTGTTGCCCGAGACGCTGACCTTGACGTTGGTCGTCACGATGGGACGTGACTCACGAACAGCCGCTCCGACGTTGGCGACCTTGCCCGCGATGACTTGCTGGGAGGATCGGACAGCCTCAGCCGTCCGCCGTGCGGCTTGCTCGACCAGAAGCGTTGCGTGGCTATCGGCCCTAGATGCGTCCTTGATGTCCTTGCCTTTCGCCCATGCGGTGATGGCACTCTGCATCCCTGGCGTCGTCTTGGTCGGGACGTTGGCAGGGTTCAGGCCACGCGCCGTCGCCGTGGAGGTACGCCCGCTGAGATCCTTGGAGTTGATGCCCTGCTCGCCACCTGCAAGGAAGTAACTGGCTACCAAAGGAATGAGCGGAACCGCAGCCAGGGAGGCCACTTGTGCGAGCCCGGCGATGCCCAGCCCACCAGCCGCCGCTCCCGGCACACTCGGCAGCCCGCCGCCGCCTCCGGGGATGCCGCCGCCGACGTTCACAACCCCGCCCGTCACGTTGACGAGGGGAGCCTTGATAAACGACTTGGCGATCGCGTCGGCGATGCCGCCGAAGACGTTGGTCACGAGGCCGCCGGTCAGCTTGTTCACGACCACGCCGCCGACCAGTGCCTTCTGAAGCTCTGGCGGTAGCGACGTGAACGCCTTGACGGCGGTCCCGACGACGCTGGCGATGGGGCCGGCGATCGCCTTCAACGCTCCGAAGCCGTCCTTGAGTAGTCCGATGCCCTTGGAGATGTTCTCCGGACTGAACAGGGCTCCGATGTCCTTGCCCAGGTCTCCAACTGCCTTGATGGTGGCCGGGTCACGGAACAACTTATCGAGCCCATCGGCGATGTTGGACACGGCCGGCAGGAGCGCCGTGGCGAGGTTCTTCTGGAGGTCTTCGATGGCGTCGCCGAACTTGGCGACCTTGCCGGCCGTCGTCTGACCACCAGCCAGGAACGACCCGCCGAACTCCTTGTTGAGCTCCTTGAGGATGACCTTTTGGGCGTCAAGGGTCTTGCCCTGCTTGACGAACTGCTTGATCTGCTTCTCTTGCACGGGCGAGAGTTGGACACCCGCGCGGCGTAGTGCCGTGATGCCCTTGACTGGATCGTTGAGGGCCTTCCCGACCTGGAGGACCGATGTCGACAAGTCCTGCTTCATCGCCACGGACAAGTCGAGGGCCGCCGCGAGTGCGGGCTCGAATGCCTGCTTGCGGACGTTGGTGAACGTCAGCAGGACGTTCTCACCGGACTGGATGACCTTGTCGTCGATGGTGGCGTTGAGTCCCTCGTACCTCTCGGCGAGGGTTCGGATGCTGGCGGCCGTCTGACCCGCTACACCCTTCGTCGACTTGAGGGCCGCGTTCGTCTGCGCGGTCAGGGACTCGAGCTCGATGAGCTGATCCAGTCCGAACCCGACCTGCGTTGCCAGCACACCGACGCCAGCCGCTGCTAGGAGCGCGCCGCGCTTGATGCCGGTTCCGATCTGGGCACCGGCCTTGTATCCGCGCGTGGCGTCTTTGTCGAAGCCCTTGAGCTGTCGCGTGACCTTCGATAGCTGCGACTCGAAGTTACCGCCGAGACTCAGTTTGACGATGAGGTTTGCTGTGTCTGCGAAGGCCATCTAGTGGTGCTCCTGGAAGGTGGTCATGCGCCGAGGTCCCAGACCCACCGGATGTCGATCAGACCAGCACCGATGACGGCGGACCCGATACCGAATGAGCTGTCGGGCGAGATGTAGGTGAAGTCACCTTGCCGTGAACCCGACGCGAAGCCGGAGAACGAGGCGGTCAGGTATTGCCCGTAGGCTCCCGCCGTACCGCTCACGATGCTCACGGTGTACGGGATGGACGGCCCGGTCAGGACGAGAGGCTGGACCAGGCCCCACGGGATAGCGGGACCGTGGCCCGGATTGAAGCCCTGTGTGTTGAGGGCATCGTTCCCGGCTGTATCGAGCAAGCGGACGGCCTTGAAGTCGGCACCGCTGTAGAAGCCGCCGCCGAAGACGACCGCGTACTTGAGCATCCAGTAGCGGTGGTTCATGTCGCCGGGTGAGACCGCCCAGATGCCCGTATCGACAGAGCCGTGGGCAAGGTCGTTCACGATCAGCGTGTAGGAGACCCCGTCGTCAGAGGCCCAGACGGCAGCGTCTCCATAGAAGCCGCCGTAGGGCGTGACTGCGACGTAGGCGACCTCGTGAGTCGTCGCTGGAGCCGTGCCGGTCGCACCGAGCTCGCAATGGATGCTGTAGTACTCCTCGCTGATCTGCTTGACGGTCCGGTTGAGGACTCTCACGCGGCACGTTGCAGGTAATACGCTCCGTAGACATCGGCGTCGGCTTCGCTCGCCTCGAGTCCGTCCCGGTTCTGCACGAGGTGCCGGATCTCATGGGCGATGACGTAGGGAAGCTCATCGCCTCGCAGGGTCTCGTACAACGCGATCGTGTTCGGGAGACTCTTGGTGACGAAGGCGACGGGCGTTCCGTCCTCTTCGGTGTCGGACCAGAACTCGCCGGGTTCGCCGTCGACCATGCCAGCTACGGGTCGTTCGGCCCCATCGAGGCTGACCTCAGCCACGTCGACAACGACGCCGTTCTTCCTTGTGACGATGAGCGGGCGCTCCTCGGCCGGTCGGAACCAACGCAGCCGGATAGGCCCGAGGTCGTTCTCCTGCGCCAGCCGGTCGACGTGCTTCTGGACGTACTGGACGTGGTGCTTGGGGATCCGCGACGCCGGGACCCAGCGAAGGATGACGACCTCGCCGGCCTTGTAGTCGCGTGGGTTCTTCTCTGTGAATGTCAGCATTTCGAGGCTCCCAGTGACGGATGGGATGCTGGGGCGGGTGCCGTCACGCAGCCCGCCCCAGCTCCAGGTGGCTAGATGCCGGTGATCTTCTGGACGCGGCCCGTTCGGACGTAGGGCTCGGCGTTAAAGCCAAATTCCTCTTCCGCACGGAAGCCCGTAATATTCTGATCGAATCTCGTTCCTGCCTCGGACGAGACGTCGATCCGGTATTCCTGACCGGTGTAGATCTCGACGTCCGAGGTGTCGATCAGGAGGCCAGTACCGACCTGGGCGGCCGGCCAGTTGGGGTCGGAGTAGAGCGGGATGCCCCACGCCTTGGTGATCGGGGGATAGGCGGCAGCGCCGCCAGCCGGATCGACGGCCCAGCCACCGGCATACGCCGTGCCGTTGCCTTCGGTGCTCATCTCCCAGTAGTCGGTGGTCGAGCAGACGAACACGATGTTTTCCCGCAGGCTGCCGCGGGCTTCCAACGCACCGATGCCACGTCCGACGGTAGCGAGACGAGGCTCCGAAGAGAGCGCCGTCTTGAACCCGGCCGGGTCGCCGTAGGCGAGGAAGGCCTGGAAGAAGCCAAGCGGCTGGGACGAGCCGGAGCCGTTCGTGATCCAAGTCGCTTCGGTGATGCCGATCGAGGCACCGAGGCGACGTCGTGCCGATGCTTCGGCCGCGCCATTGCTCTGGCGGAGGAGCTGATTGCCGATGTCGGCGATCTGCGCGATCGTGTAGAGCGTGGCCGTGGCCGTGCCGAACGACCAATCACGAATATCCTTATTGGAGCCATACGCGCCCTGCACGAGCGCCGCGGTGACCGCCGTCAGCTCGTAGGGGATGTTCACGCCCGCGCCTGTCACACCGGGCGTGACCCGGAAGATGCGCCGATAGACGTTCTGTGCCGCGATCGCGCCGACGAGATCAGCGACGAAGTTGCCGGGAATGATCGCGGTGCCAGTGGCAGCCGAGGTTCCCAGAACGCCCTTGACGTAGTCGTTTCCGGCGGTGTCGCCCTGTCGCCAGGCCTTGACCGACGCGAGGAACGGCTCGCCGGTGTAGTTGTCGCCGTAGACCGGGTCGTTGCCGTCGACGCCGGAGAGGATCTCGGCCTGGGTGGCGCGGTGGCCGCCGAGGATGGCAGCGCGCTTCTGTGCCGCGATGATGTCGATCGTCGCGCCCTTGGCGGCGACGACGCCCGAGAGCTGCTCGACTCGAGCGGGTGAGATGTTGGGATTCGTGAGTTCGCGGGCATAACCCTCGAGCTCACGCTTGATGTAGTCGACCTGTTGGTCGTATGACACTGGGTTTGGTCCTTGTCGAAGGACCGCGCGGGCGAGCTAGCAGGCGGTCGGAGGGAGAGCCGTAGTCGGCTCAATCAACCTCGCCGGTGCTTCGCCGCGAGAACCGCCGAGCCGGTAGGGCTCAGGTCGTCTCTCAGGTGGTCGCCAGGTCAGTGCCGTTTGTGTGATGTTCTCACATGGTGAGAATGAGAGTCAATAGGGAATCTCAGCCGCCGAGGAGGGTCCGCAAAGCGTCGACCGCGCTCAGGTCGCCGGACTGCACACGGGCGATGAGTTGGGCGATTCTCTCGCGTCGTGAGAATCCCTCAGGAGCCGCAACAGGCTCCAAGGTGGGCGTCGATTCCACTTCGACCCGTTCCGGGGCGCGTGGTGGCTCCACGGGGCGCTGGAGGGCTTCTCGGGTACGCCGTAGAGCTGGGTCCTTCTCCGGATCCCATTCGTCCCACATTCCCGAGGACCACGCGGGGCGTCGGGGTTCGTCAGGCGGCATCGTCTGTCTCCAGGTAGGCCTCGGCTTGGGCGAGCAGATCGAGGACGTGAGGCGGGAGGGGTTTGGGCTTGGCGTCCTCGGCGACCCGCCTCACGTGCCACGCCTCGAGGCTGCCGTGTTCGGCGAGGATCTCGGCCGTCTGCGCCTTCGCCCAGTCAAGGACATCGTCGGCTTCCACGTCTGGCCTATGGCTGTACCACGCAAGGACAGCCAGCCGGTGGAGTGACTGCCATTCCGGGTCAAGACGCCGGTCCAGAGCGTCGCGGGCCGCGCCCTCGGCGTTCGCGCGTCGAAGCAACTCGCGCTGAAGTCCCGAGACTGCTGCCTCTGCGGCATCGAGGTCGACGATCGTCATGGAGTCGCACAACCAATCGAGGAACGCCTCTTGTGCCGCTATGGACGACTGTGCCGGCACGGGCTTCTCGTTGGCCAGGTTCCGGGTGGCGATCGCGGCGATGGTCGCCATCTGCGCGGGGCTCATCTTCCCGGAGTTGAGAGCGGCCTCGGTCTTGGACCCGGCCAGACGGAGTAGCCGCTGCCAGACATCACGCGGTGCGGCAACGTCCGGGGCTTCACCTGCCAGGGTTGCCCACTTGCGGATCGTCCGGAAGTCGATGCCGAGTTGTTCAGAGGCCAGGTCCACGCCCACGACCCGACTGAGGGCCACGGCCTCGGCCTTCTGGGCTTCGGTGTAGGCGACGCGGGGCATCTAGGCGACCACGCCATCGGGGCAGTAGTGGACGTTCCCGGTGTCGAGCGTAGTCATTCGACGGGCCGACGTACCCCGGCCCACTCGCCTCCAGAGGACGACCCTCCCGCAGTCAGGGCAGAGGGACAGCGGGCCATAGTCGCCGAGATGCCAGCCGGAGCAGAGGACGCACGGATAGCCGGCCGGTTCTCCGCTTCGAAGCATGGCGATGGCGGCCAGCTCGTGGGTGGGGTACGAGACTCGGTGACAGTCTTCAGGCGTGGCGATGGCGAAGTCAGTGTTCATGCGACACGGTCCGGGGTGAACCCGAACCCACCGTTCCGCCGATACGGGGCTACCTCGACCGGAGCCTCGGTGCGTTGGGCGATCACTGCCCCAGCGGCTGCCTGGGCGTGGCCGTAGGCGAGGGCAGCGACGGCCCACGCCGGCAACGTGACCTGGGCGTCACGGGGGACGTCCTCTCCGTCGACGATAAGGACCGCCTCGGGGTCGGTGTCGACCTTGCGGATGTAGATGGTGCTCATGGCGTTCTCCTACCTACTGAGCGCATAACAGTGCGATCGGAGGCCACCCGATCGGGACCGGCCACGCACGACTACCCGCCTGGACTCAGCGGGGGACTGGCAGTTATCGCCCCCACTTCGGAGGCCTCGCGCGCGCGCGTTGGCGTATCGGGCCG